GCGCCACCATGCCGATCTTCCTGCTGGTGCCGCAGGTGAAGTTGCCGAAGCGGCTCGATCTGGCGCGGGATGTGGGCAGGGTGGCAAGCCGAGTGCCGGGAGAGGTCGTTGCAAATTGGGTGGAGGATCGTTCGAGATAGACGGTGCGACCCGATCCCTCGCAAATATGGATTGCCTCGGGCGTACTTAGATGCAGTGCGGCAGGCAAGGAGCCGCTATACTGGATGGGCTGACGGATTTTACAAGGCTAAACGACAACGCCATTGCTTCGGAAGTGGCGCATCAGATCGTAGATCCGTTCAACGTAAACGATGAACTGTCCAAGATTTGCCAGGATAACGCCTTTTTCGAGGTCAGGGATAATCTGCGGATGGCCGACGTCATTTCGAGTATGTCGGTAGAAGTTGAAAGCTCCGTCCAGAAGTTGAGTGAGATCCTGTGCAAGGACTTGATCCGTAGGCTTACTCTTGCAACCATTGTAAGAAGCCTTGAACGCATCATACTTCTTCGAGATCATCCTTTGATTGACACGCGAGAAGAAGCTATTTCGATTCCCTTCGTCGCTAATGGCGTTGCCATAAGTTTCTATCAGCAAGAGAATCGCCTTTTCGCTCGCGGCACCAAGCATGAAAGCGGCACCGGCGGGGCTATCAGCCTTGTAGCATTTCAGTGCCTCCTGGAAGAACCACAAAACAACGTCATCGCAGTCTGGAACTCGCTCCCGGAGGGCCTGCGGGAATTTTTCGATTTCAGCAGGAAGCAATGCGACCGGTCCGCCGGAACCCTTTTCGATGCTTTCCTTTAGCTGTTCCAGCCAAATCTTGAGTTCTGAAGCCTTGCCTTCTACGTGAAGCTTTCCCGAATTGTATACGTTTATCGACGCTGAAAGGGCGCCCGACTTCAACGTAAACTTCGTCGCATGTTGAATCTCACTTTCTTGAAAGTCCATTGCGTGCGCGTTGAGCGCACTTCTCACTGTCTCGCAGACTTTTTCGTCACCGTTACTCATTTGAAGCCAATCCAGGGTCAACTCTTCACCGGAAGATAGAGAGGACGAGGCCTGTCCGCAAGCGCGATCCGTACCGTCGGAGAATAGCTAAATGCCCACCCCCCGCGAAACCATCCTTTCCGCCCTCCACACCGCCCTGCAAACCATTCCCGGTGCCGTGGTTCAGCGCGGCGAGGTGCTGCCCGAGCGCGTGCCCGCGGGCGGCTTTGTCATCCTGCGCGACGGCGATCCCGGAGAGCCCGAGGTGACGCTGTCGCCCCTGCGCCATCATTGGCAGCACCAGGCCGAGGTCGAGATCATTGTCCAGGACAAGGATGCGAGCCTCCGCGCCGCCCTGTTCGATGTTTTGGTCGAGCAGATCAATGGCGTGCTTGTGGCGGACCGAACACTTGGCGGCTTGTGCGACTGGATCGAGCCGGGCGCGCCAGCACCCGCCGACCTGCCCATCGAGGGTGGGCAGGCGCTGAAAGCCGCCGTTCTCCCGATCACGCTGATCTACACCACCACGGCCCCGACGGGCTGATCCCGCAATTGAAAGGACTGAACAATGCCCCGCGCCCAAGGCGCGCGGTCGCAGCTCGCGGCCGCGTTCGAAACCACCTATGGAACCGCGCCGGCCTCCGGCTTCATGCAGATGCCGTTTGCCAGCGCCTCGCTGGGGGCCGAGCAGCCCCTGCTGGCCTCGGAGCTTCTGGGATACGGTCGTGATCCGCTGGCGCCGATCAAGGATGCGGTGACGGCCGATGGCGACATCACCGTGCCGCTCGACGCCGAGGCCTTCGGCTTCTGGCTGAAGGCGGCCTTCGGCAACCCGACCACCACCGGCACCACCAACAAGACCCACACCTTCAAGTCCGGGTCCTGGAACCTGCCGAGCATGGCGATCGAGGTGGCCATGCCGGAGATCCCCCGCTTCGCCATGTATACCGGCTGCGTGCTGGACCAGCTGAGCCTGCGGATGCAGCGCTCCGGCCTGTTGACGGCGGATGTGAAGCTGGTGGCCCAGGGCGAGAATGTCGCCACGGCCTCGGCGGCCGGCACGCCGACTGCCTGGAACCTGCTGCGCTTCGGGCATTTCAACGGAACGATCCTGCGCAACGGCAGCAATCTCGGCAATATCGTCTCGGCCGATCTGACATATGCCAACAACATTGAGCGGATCGAGACCATCCGCTCGGACGGCAAGATCGACGGGGCCGATCCGTCGATGGCGGCACTCACCGGCAAGATCGACGTGCGCTTTGCCGACACGGTGCTGATGGACCAGGCAATCTCCGGCGGCTCGGCCTCGCTGGTGTTTGCCTGGACGATCTCGAGCACGGTCAGCCTGAAGCTGACGGCGCACAAGGTCTACCTGCCGCGACCCCGGGTGGAAATCCAGGGCCCGCAGGGCATCCAGGCGAGCTTCGACTGGCAGGCGGCATACGACAGCGTGGCCGGGCAGATGTGCACGGTGGAACTCAAGAACCAGGTGGCGAGCTACTGATCATGCTGAAACTCGATCTTTCAAATGAACCGACGTGGCTGGACCTCGGCCACGAGGTGCAGGTGAAACTGCGCCCGCTGACCACCGCCCTGATGGTAGCCGCGCGCAATGACCCGGCTGTGCAGGATTTGCCCGAGGATGCCACCGACGAGGAAAGCGCGCTGGCCTTCGCCAGGGCGCTGGCCCGGGTCGCAATCCTCGATTGGGAGGGCGTGGGTGATGCGAAAGGCAATCCCATCCCGGTCAGCCCCGAGGCCATCGGCGCCCTTCTCGACCTCTGGCCGCTCTTCGAGACCTTCCAGACCGGCTATGTGGCGAAAGGCCTTCTGCTGGAACAGGAAAAAAACGCCTCATCGCCCTTGCCGACTGGGTCTTCGGCGGGGGCGGAGACTACTGCGACGCCTGCGACCCTGGCGAAGGCCCAGCAACATTCTGCGAAGACTGCCCGCAAAGGCTGAATGCACCGAAGACCTTCGAGGGTGTGCAGGTCTGGGATCTGGTCGGTCGCCTCGGCGGGCAACTGCGCGTGGCCCCCTCAGGCGGCATCATCGGCTGGGACATGGGCGCGGCACTGGCGCTTGCCCGGGCGCTGGGTGTGCCGGGCGTCGTGGTGGCGGAGTGGCTCCGGGCCATCGAGGCCATGATGGTCGCAAAGCTCAACGAACGATTGGAACAGGAACATGGCTGAGAAGAAGGTCAGCGTCCGCCTGGCGGCGGTGGGCGGCAAACAGGTGCGGGCCGAGCTCGAGGGCATCGGTGAAGCTGGAAAGCGTGGCTTCGGCAAGGCCTCGCGCGAGATGGAGATCGCCAATAGAAAGCTGGCCAGGTTCGCCCGGCGCGTGAAGATTGCCGCCGGGATCATGGCGGCGGCGGCCGTCAGCGCCGGGATCGCCATGGTCCGGTCGGGGCTACAGGTGGTCGATGAGCAGGCCAAGCTGGCCGCCTCGCTCGGCACCACGACAGCCAGCCTGCAGGTGCTGGCCCGCGCCGCGGAGCTAGCGGGTGTCTCGCAGGGAGAGGTCGAGCAGGCGACGATCATGATGACCAAGAGCCTGTCCCAGGCCGCTCAGGGCACGGGGCCGGCGGTGAAGGCGCTGCAGCAGTTGCACCTGTCGGCCAGTGATCTTGCAAAACTGCCGATCGATGAAAAGCTGACCGCCATCCAGGACGCCATCCAGAAATACATCCCAGCCGCCCAGCGCGCTGCCGTCGCTTCGCAGATTTTCGGGGCACGCGCCGGGCTGATCTTCTCGCGCATCGACAGCGCGACATTGCGCCAGGCGACGAAGGACGTGCGGGACTTCGGGGTGGCGGTGTCGGAGCAGGACGCCGCCCAGATCCAGCGCACCAATGATGCCCTTTCACGCATGGGGCTGTTGTGGCGCGGGATCGCCAACCAGCTGGCGGTTGCGGCGGCTCCTGCGCTCGAAGCGATGGCCGATGCTTTCGCGGCCATCGGCAAGACGACCGGCCCGTTGGGGCGTGCGATCAAGGGGCTGTTCAATCATATCGGCGAGATTGCCACCATCGCCGCGACTTTCGCCGGCGTTCTCGGCATCCGCCTTGTTGCTTCGCTCACCGCCGCGGCGCTGGGCGTTGGCAAGCTGGCGCTCTCGATGAAGGTGCTGCGCGCGGCCATCATCCGCACCGGGATCGGCGCGCTCATCGTTGGTGCGGGCGAGCTGATCTACTGGTTCGGGCGGCTTGTGAAGGGCGCGGGCGGGTTTGGTGAAGCCCTGCGCCTGATGAAGGACGTCGCCGTCGAGGTCTGGGGTCGGGTGAAACTGGGCGCCAGATCCCTCGGCCTGTCGCTGGCCTCTGTGTGGACCACGATCCAGACCGGCTGGCTGCGCATGCTGGCCCGCATCCAGAAAGGCTGGGCGGACTTCCTGCACAAGGTGGCAGCGGGCCTGCGCGACGTGCCGGGAATGGATGGTGTGGCGCTCAAGCTTGGCGGGGCGGCAATCGAGGCGGGCTCGGCATATTACGAGATGGCAGCAGCCGCCGATGCCGCGCGGGGCAAGGCCGACAGGCTGACGATCTCGGCCCGGGAAGCGGCCAACGCAGCAATCGCGCCCCTGAAATCGGTATATGCACTGCGAAACGCGCTGAAAACAGCCGGTAATGACGGGGCTGAAGCGCTGGCACGCACGAATTCCGCCGCTAATACCGTGACAACATCCGTCGCCAAGGCCGGTGGCGCGGCAAGCAAAGCGGCCGAGGTGGCGAAGTCCGCCTGGGAGACAGCCACAAACACGCTCAAGGATTACGCCACCAGGGCCATGGATCTCGGCAAGGGGCTGGGCGACGCGCTGACCGGGGCATTTTCCACGGCCGAAAACGCCATCGGGCAATTCGTCAAGACCGGTAAGCTGGATTTCCGCTCTCTGATTACATCGATCCTGGCCGATATGGCCAAGCTGTCGGCGCGCAAGTTCATCCTTGGCCCGCTGGCGAATGCGCTGTCCGGTGCGCTGGACGGGCTTGGCGGGATTTTTGCGTCGGTCCACCACGCTGGGGGCATGGCTGGTAATGGCCCCCGCCGTATGGTTCCGGCCATGGCCTTTGCCGGCGCACCCCGCATGCACAGCGGTGGCAGGGTGGGCCTCAAACCCGGCGAAATTCCGGCCATCCTGCAACGGGGCGAGCGGGTGTTGTCGCGCCGCGAGGTGGCAGCGGGTGTCGCTGCGCCAAACGTCACGATCAACATCCAGACCCGCGACGCCGAGAGTTTCCGGCAATCCCGCGCCCAGGTTGCGGCCGATATTGCGCGCGCCGTGGCGCTGGGCAGGCGGGGGATGTAGGCCATGGCCTTCCACGAAGTTCGGTTTCCCGACGACATCAGCCGCGGTGCCCGCGGCGGACCCGAGCGGCGCACGCAGATCGTCGAGCTGGCTTCAGGGGACGAGGAACGCAACGCCAGCTGGGCAAACAGCCGCCGGCGCTATGACGCGG